ATAGATGAACAACAAAACATGTTAGAACAAGATATGGCACCATTTGGTTTTATTGATGATGGTTTAGATGATCCTGAGACATTTAAAGACCCCTACGGTACTACATGGTCGCCGGTAAAGTACAAGAAAGGTTGGTAAATCTTGCATTTTATAAATAGTTTGAGTAAGATTTTAATATTAAAATTTAAATACAACTTAAGGAGAATAAGATGGCTTTTTTAGTATCACCGGGCGTTAATGTTACGGAAAAGGATCTAACTAATGTCATTCCTGCAGTATCTACATCTATTGGTGCGATAGGAATTGTTAGTGAGAAAGGGCCGATGGACGAGGTAGTCAATATCTCTAGTGAAGACGAATTTGTTGAAGTATTTGGGAAACCAACTGCTAAAACTTTCGAATACTTTTTTAGTGCAACCAACTTTTTACAGTACGGAAACTCCCTTAAGGTAGTAAGAGCAGTAACAGGAAACTTGAATGCAGCTTCAGGCGGTTCAGGTATTCAGATTAAAAATACTACTCACTACTTAAACAACTTCGCTGACGGTTCTGCTTCAGTAGGCTCTTTTGCAGCAAGAGAAGCTGGCACCGAAGGAAATAACTTAAAAGTATCTATGTGTACCAACTCAAATGCATATTCAAGTGCAGGTGGTGGTTCAAACCTTGTTAATGACGCAACTGCCGCTATTGGCGACACTACTATTACAATTGATGATGGTGGTGGAGACAAAATACAAGTAGGCGACATTATAGAATTTGGAGATATAAGTGGTAACTTTACTGCTGTGCCTTCAGGTTTTTATTACAAGGTAACAGGCAACTCATCAGGCACACTAACAATTGCTAGGTTTAACCAGTCAACTGGTGCAACTGAAACAGGTGGTTTGAGACACGCAGTGGCAGACAATGCACACTTCAGAAGATTTTGGGAATACCATTTCAACTTTAGTGCAGCACCAACAACTACTGATGATGTAGCAAATGCTGGCGGTAGTAATGATGAATTACATATTGCTGTTGTTGATGAAGATGGTGGTATCACAGGTACTGCTGGTACAATTTTAGAAACACACGAAGGATTATCTCAAGCTTCTGACGCTAAGTCAGCAGAAGGTAATTCTTTATACTATGTTGATTACTTATATGCAAACAGTAAATATATTTACTGGATGGATCACGAAACTACACTTGCAAATGCTGGCTCTAGTAAAGTAGGTCAAACATTTGACAATACTGGTACTCAAGGTATAACAGTCTTTAGTTCTAGTTTAGCAGGTGGAACAACAGATAATGAACCAACTCTAGGAGAAATGGCATTAGCATACGATAAGTTTGCTGATACAGAGACAGTAGAAGTTAACTTTATTATTGGTGGACCATCTCAAGGTGGTGGTGCAACTGCAGCTGACGCTACAGGTGACACACACGCAACTAAAGTAATTGACATTGCAGAAGCAAGAAAAGATTGTGTAGCATTTGTATCACCTGCGAGAGCAGATGTAGTAAATGTAAACGATCCAATCGCTCAAACTGAAAATGTTAAAGGCTTTGCTGATGGTTTACCATCAAGTTCATATGCTGTAATTGATAGTGGTTATAAGTATATGTACGACAAGTACAATGATGTATTCAGATTTGTACCATTGAATGGTGACATCGCTGGATTGTGTGCAAGAACAGATACAGTCGCTGACCCTTTCTTCTCACCTGCTGGATTTAACAGAGGTCAGATTAGAGGTGCAGTAAAACTAGCATTTGATCCAAACCAATCACAAAGAGATGTACTCTACAAAGCAAGAGTAAATCCTGTTGTTACATTCCCTGGACAAGGCACAGTCTTGTTTGGTGATAAAACAGCACAGTCAAAACCTAGTGCCTTTGATAGAATAAATGTAAGACGATTATTCTTAACTTTAGAGAAAGCAATATCTACAGCTGCTAAATTCCAACTTTTTGAGTTCAATGATGAGTTCACAAGAGCACAATTTAGAAACTTAGTAGAACCTTTCCTTAGAGATATACAAGGTAGACGAGGTATCACAGACTTTTCATTAATCTGTGATGAAACAAACAACACAGCGGAAGTAATTGATAGAAACGAATTTGTTGCAGACATTTTTGTCAAACCAAATCGTTCAATTAACTTCATCAAACTAAACTTTATTGCTACAAGAAGTGGTGTGGCATTTAGTGAAGTGGCTGGGGCATAGGAGGTAGAAAATGGCTAATGTATCAGATTTTATTTCTAAACTAAAAGGCGGAGGTGCTAGAAACAATCAGTTTAAAGTTACCATGCCTTTTCCCGGTTATGCAGCTGTTGGTGGTGAGACGGAGAGTATGGCATTTTTATGTCAAGCAACTAACTTACCCCAAAGTGAAATTGGTGAATTAACTGTAAACTTCCGTGGTAGACCTATCTACATGGCAGGTGATAGAACATTCCAAACTTGGACTACAACTATCATTAATGATACTGATTTCTTAATCAGAAATGCTATTGAAAGATGGTCAAATGGTATAAACAACCATTCAGATAACGAAGGACTTGTAAATCCTGTTGACTATCAAGTGGACGCATTTGTCGATCACTTAGATAGAAACGGTAATACTATCAAGTCTTACACTTTTAGAGGTATGTTTCCAACTATAATAGGTCAGGTTGATCTATCATATGAACAGGCAACTACTTTAGAAACATTTGAATGTACTTGGAGATACCAATACTGGGAATCAAACACTACAACATAATGTTGAAAAGGGGCGTCCTTAGGGGCGCCCTAAATATAGTATAAGGAGAATAGTAGTGGCAGAAATATTCGGTTTCGAAATCAAGAGGAAAGACCTCAAACCTAATAGTCAACAGTTTACCGCACCTACAGCAGATGACGGTACACAGACTATCATGGGTGGTGGTCATTTTGGAACATATCTTGATATCGAAGGAAAAGTAAATAATGAATCAGATTTAATTAGACGATATAGAGAAATTGCTATGCACCCAGAGTGTGATATGGCGATTGAAGATATCATTAACGAATCTGTGGTCGTAGATGACAACCAAGAGGTTGTTCGTCTTAACTTAAATAAAGTTCCATTTTCCACAAGTTTAAAGAAAAGTATTTCAACAGAATTTAAAAATATACTTTCATTATTGGAGTTTGAACAAAAAGGTCACGACATCTTTCGTAGATGGTATGTAGATGGCAGAATAGTTTATCATAAATTAATAGATCCTAAAAATGTTAAAAATGGTATAACAGAGCTGCGTTATATTGACCCACGAAAAATTAAAAAGGTTAGAGCACCTAAACAAAAACCAGGTAATGAGTTTGCACCAAACGATCCAAAAAAACCGCAAGCCGTTGAATTTGATGAGTTTTTTATCTACAATGAAAAAGGTGTGCAACCTGCTGCAAGTGCGACAACTGGTCTTAAAATAGCAAAAGATTCAATTGCATTTTGTCCAAGTGGTCTTGTAGATCAACAAAAGAATTTAGTATTGTCGTATTTACATAAGGCAATCAAACCAGTTAATCAGCTGCGAATGATTGAAGATAGTGTTGTTATCTATCGTATATCAAGAGCACCTGAAAGAAGAATTTTTTACATTGATGTAGGTAATCTGCCAAAAGTAAAAGCAGAACAATATCTAAAAGATGTAATGAATAGATATCGAAACAAACTTGTATATGACGCAAGTACAGGTGAAATAAGAGATGATAGACAATATATGTCTATGCTTGAAGACTTCTGGCTACCTAGACGAGAAGGTGGTAGAGGTACAGAGATCACTACATTACCAGGTGGTTCTAATCTTGGTGAGATAGATGATATCAAATATTTTCAAAAGAAATTGTTTCAATCATTGAATGTACCATACAGCAGACTTGATAGTGAAGCGTCTGGTGGTTTACAACTTGGTCGTTCAACTGAAGTAAGTAGAGATGAAATTAAGTTTACTAAATTTGTTTCTAGATTAAGAAATAGATTCAATAGTTTATTTCACGACTTACTTAAAACACAACTTATTCTCAAAGGTATTATTACTATCGAGGATTGGGATAACACATTAAGTCAAACAATAAAATACGATTATGTAAGTGATGGTTATTTTGCAGAGATAAAAGAAAGTGAAATGTTTAAAGATCGCATGGAAATATATCGTAGTATGAAAGATAATGAAATGATTGGCAATGTTTACTCAAAAGAGTGGGCCATGAAAAATGTTCTTAAAATGACTGATGAAGAAATAGAAGAACTACAAAAACAAATTGAAAATGAAAAACAAAATGCACCTGATCAAGGTGATGATGACGAAGGAGGACAATTCGCATGAGTATAGAAAATACCAAAAGTATGATAGACGCTTTAGACGCTGGTGATACAGTATCAGCAGAAAAAGAATTTAAAGCAGCTCTGGCTGATAAAGTAGGCACAGAGTTAGACACAAAAAGAAAAGATTTAGCTGGTACGATTATGACAAAAGAACCAGAAGAAAACACAGATGGCGATAACACTCAATCAACTGAAATTGACGATTAGAGAAAAAGACGAACACAAGCGTTCTCTAAACTACAGGAGATTAGCGCCAAAAGTAAAGAAGGCTGTGGATGATGTATTTGGTATGATGGCAAAGACACCACAGAAAGTTTTAACAATGTTTCCAAAAACAATAAAAGATGTAAGTAAGAAACATAGAATACAACCAAAAGACTTAGAAGCTTATTTCGAAAAAGAAACAGGCCTAACCATATAAAGGAGAGTAAAAATGGCAATAGCAAACGCAAGAAATTTGGTCGATAGTGAAACTAGAACTGTAAGACAGTTTGAAATTCAAAACGATACAAATTCAGCAGTGGTGTGTGTTGACGCAAGTGCTTTAAGAGGGCATTCGTCTAACCCAACACTACACATAAAAAGTATTAAATGGAACACAACAGCAGTAAATTCAAATGTAAAGTTTTTATTTGACGCAGGCACAGATGATCACGCAATCACAGTACACGGTTCTGGTGAGTATGGTTTTCATGGTAAACAACCGTTGATTACTAACCCAGAAAGTACAGGTGTGACTGGTGACATACTTATTACAAATGGTAGTGCTGTAACTGGTACCTTCATAATAGAAGTAACTAAATCAAAAGGTTATAACTTCTCAGGACAGACAAGATAATGGCTGATACTGTTACATCACAAACTATTACAGATGTCAGCGGTTCAAAGACCGTTATGAAATTTACAAACTTTTCTGACGGCACAGGAGAAAGTCTTGTGACAAAGGTAGACGCAAGCGCACTAAATCATGCGTCTTCATCTACTAAAATCGCAAGAGTAATTTATAGTATCAATACAACGGATCCTAAGGGGTCCGTTGAAATCTTATTTGACGGAACAACTAATGCGTCAGCATTATTTTTATCAGGTCAAGGTACGATAGATTTACAAACACCTGCGATACAAATAGCGAATAATGCTACATCACCAACTGGTGACATACTGTTCTCAACACACAATTTCGTTGCAAATGACAGTTATACTGTGATTTTAGAGGTTAGATAACATAAATAGAACTAAAGGGGAAAATACGCAACATGAAACTGATTAGAGAAGAAATAAACGAGGCACAATATATCGTTGAACAAGAAGACAACGGTAAAAAGTCTCATAAAATCAAGGGTATTTTCATGCAGGCAAACATTAAAAACCGAAATGGTCGTGTTTACCCTATGGAAGTATTAGAAAAAGAAGTTAATCGTTACAACAAAGAATTTATTGAGCGTAAAAGAGCATTTGGTGAGTTAGGTCATCCTGACGGACCGACTGTAAATCTAGAAAGAGTATCACATATTATTACTGAACTAAAGGGTGATGGTAAAGGTAATTACATTGGTGAAGCAAAGATTACTGATACACCATACGGAAAAATAGTGAAATCATTGATAGATGAAGGCGCACAATTAGGAGTTTCTTCTAGAGGCATGGGTTCTCTAGAGAATAAAGGCGGTACTAACTATGTAAAATCTGACTTTTACTTAGCAACAGCAGCCGATATAGTCGCAGATCCTTCTGCTCCACAGGCATTCGTCAACGGCGTAATGGAAGGTAAAGAGTGGGTATGGGACAACGGAATCATCAAAGAACAAGATGTTTCTGAAATTAAAGAACAAATTGAGCGTGAAACTAGAGAGCGTAAAGCTGTAGCAGAGGCTGTAGCTTTCGATAGATTCTTACAGAAACTAACAAAATAATAAATAGTTATACGCAAAAATTTGATATCAAATTAGGAGAGTAATTACAAATGGCTGAAGAAATCAAAAACGAAAATATCGTTTCTGAAGCTCCTGAGGGCGCAGTGGCTGAGGCAATGCATGACGCACCTAAAAAAGGTGCAGGTAAAGCAGACCCTATGCAAAAAGCAGGCGACTATGAGGATCTTGGTCCGGCAGTAACTTCTCCAACTGATAAAGTTGGACAAGATAAGTCTAAGGACAAAGTTAAAAAAGATTCCTCTGCTCCTACCAAAGGTGCCGCACCGGCAGAACCTATGCAAAAACTTGCTGCAGATAAGCACATGAAAGCAGAAGGCACACATGACGGTGAAGACGAAAAAGAAAAAGAAGACGATAAAGACGAAGACGAAATCATGGAAATGCCTAAAACTAAATCTGGTATGATCCAAGCAATGTATGACAACATGAACAAAATGAAGAAAGCAGATATTGCTTCTGCTTACGGAAAAATCATGGCTGCAATGCATGGTGACGAGAAAAAAGAAGGTATGCATGATAAAGAAGACGAGAAAGAAAAGAAAGTAAACAAAGAAGCTGTAGATCAAAGAGTAAAATCTATTGATGTATCAGATGATGTAAATGCTTTAGTTTCTGGAGACGATTCCCTTTCGGAAGAGTTTAAAACAAAAGCTGCTACAATTTTCGAAGCTGCTGTTAAGTCTAAAGTGAAAGCTGAAATCGAAAGATTAGAAGGTGAGTACGCAACTGAATTAGACGAAGCAAAAGCAGGTGCGAAAGAAGAGCTAACAACTAAGGTCGACAACTATCTCAACTATGTTGTAGAACAGTGGATGGCTGATAACGAACTTGCTATCGAAAAAGGTATCAAGGGCGAAATCGCTGAAGACTTTATTGGTGGCTTAAAGCAACTATTCGAAGATCATTACATTGATGTTCCAGATGAAAAATATGACGTTCTGGAAGCAAAAGAAAAAGAGCTTGAAGAAATGAAAGCTAAAGTCAATGAAATGACAGAGAAGTCAATCGAAGACAAAAAGTTAATCGAAGGATATACAAAAGACGAAATCTTTGTC